GGTATGGGCAATAGTCCATCCTTTCTTGTTGAGGGTTCTTATGTTATCGGTTTCTTTAGAGATGCTCAAGATAAACAACAACCTATTATCATAGGTTCTTTGCCAGGAAATCCAAAGTCCGCTGCTAATCCAAGAGAAGGGTTTAATGATCCTAGAGGAATAAATGCTATACAGGATCAATATAAAGGTGATCCTAAGTTTGGGCCTTATCCTGTAGATGGTGTTACATACACTATGTCATCTGGCCATAGGTTAGGTGAACCAGATACCAATAGACTTGCACAAGGTGAAAATTCAGAAAATCATCAATCAATGAATGATCGTAGAGCACTAAGACTACGAGGTAATCCAAATGTAGAATTTATAAGTGGAGATGGAGTAGGTGTAGGAAGAGATCAAAGGGATGATCGAGGATTTCCTAATAATAATGGAGAAGGATTTATTGGTGTCGGTGTTCCTACTGCAACCAAACCAAATCTATCTGCTGTATCTGATGTTGCAGAGGAAGAGACTAGAGGTTTTTTTGAAGAACCTCAACCTAAAGGAATTGCTAGAGATGCAGACCCTTATATATCCGCTCAATATCCATACAACCATGTACACGAAAGTGAATCAGGACACATCCATGAGATAGATGATAGCCCTGGCGCAGAAAGATTATTTACGCAACACAAGTCGGGAACATTTGAAGAGATACACACAGACGGTTCTAAAGTTGTTAAAATTTACGGAGACAACTACGAAATTGTTGTTGGTAATTCTAATGTAAATGTAATGGGTGATGTTAATATTACATTAGAAGGAACAGTAAGAGAATATATTAAAGGGGATTATCATTTAGAGGTAGAGGGAGACTATACGCAAAAGATAGGTGGAAATATACGTACTAAGGTTGGATATAAGAATGGTGGTAATATTGAGGAAGAAATAAATGGTAATCATGCATATTATATTAAAGGTTATGTAAGAGGAAACGTAGGCCCTCTTGAAGAATCCGCAGCTCCAGGCGAGGGTGATATTGATATTAACATAACAGGTTCTAAGACAGAAATTATTGGTAAGACATCTACTATCTTTTCTGAGGATGATATGAAAATTATAACCAATAATGATTTATATGTTACATCAAAAAATGATATGACGATAGCAACGACTTCTGGTATAATGTCATTTAAGTCTGGTGCGGATTTAGACATGAGGTCACAGACAGCAATGATAATTAAAACAGAATCAACAATGACACAAACATCAACTTCTACTTTCCAAGTAAATACTGATACAACATATGATCTTAATGCAACTACTGAAGTAGATATTGATTCAACACTTATTAACTTGAACTAGGAATAATCATGGCCCATGCTTTTAGGATAATGGATAGTTCAAATGTAATAACAACTTTTACTGATTATGATGATATACCTCTGGCTACATTGAAACACGTTATTAGTTTTTTACCAGATGTTGGTACAGAGGAACAAGCAAATGAAATATTATTAGAGCCAGGTTCTACTGTCATTGACAATTTGTCAGCTGAAGATGATGTTGGGTTAGAAACATTAATAGTATTAGACGGGACAGATGGTTCTTCTGCAAATGCTGGTGATAACCTTATAATGGAAATTGCAGATGGTGTGGATAGATTAGTACCAGAGGATTTTGCAGATGGATTAGAAAACCATTTAGTATTAGAACTAGTAGAGGGAGATAATCATATTGGGCCATTTGTAAGATTGGAAACAGGAACAACAGATGTTCTATTAGATGAAGATGGAGGAAGAATACCTTTTGATAACATAGTGGGTGATGCTGTAGGTGCAGATCATTTTCATCTGCCAATAGGAGATTTTCATGTTGATGGTGATGGACATACAGAAGCAGAACATAGGGAGATTGCTTTGTGGAACTTTAAATTACAAAAATTAATAACTCAGGAGAATACAAATGCCGGCAGTTTGTAGAGGAGATTCGGTTGATGTTGATTTAATACATTGTAGTGTACCAAGAAGGGATCAACGTTCAGATAATGTATTTGTTAATGGGATTGGAATAAGTAGAGAAGGTGATAACAATACAATACATAAGAAACCTGGCGCACCATGCCCAAAACACCTTAAACCTATTACAACAGGTTCTCTTACAGTAAAGATTAATGGTAAAGGTTGTGGTAGAATAGGTGATCCTGTCACTAATTGTACATCAGTTGCATCAGGTAGTGAAAATGTATTTGCAGGAGGATAGGATATGGATACAAAAACATCAGGTTTAGCAGGGGTCAATGAATTATTTAATAATATATTAAAAAAAATTGAATCTACAGCCGAAACTATGAAAGCAAATATACAGGAAGATGCTTCAAAGGCTGCAGCTGCAATTGGAGGAGACTTATCAGCACTTAGTGGAGAATTAAGAAGTTTAGTTCCACAGGGTGCCGCTTTACCAAATATTAATTTACAATCACAATTAGCTAGTTTATCTGGTATCTCTGATCCAACTCAAGCAGCAAATCTTCTTTCAAGTATTACTTCAAGTTTTGGTACAGAATTATCTGCATCTGGATTTAGTTTGGATACTCTTGTTTCCGATGCAAAGACTGCTGTTGCTGGTGGTAAGAGTTTGTCTTTCAGTATCCCTAATTTTGAAAAAGCATCATCTGGATTAGGAGCCGCATTTCAGAAAGCTGTTGCAGTTAAAATAGCTGATAAAGATACTGTTAAAGAAAATATAGCTAATTTTAATGCAAATGCTGCTCAAGAAAATTTAAAAAAACTTATAAAAGATGCCGTTATATCTGTATCAACTACTGCACCTACAAAAGATACTATACAAATTACGATTGCAACTAAAAAGACAAAGATTACACAACAGACTATTACCAAAGAAGTAACAACTGCTAAAGATGCTGTTGAAGGTAAGGGTAAAGAACTTAAAAGAAAGAATTACTCTTCATTAGGATTTGCTACTAGACTTCAACCAATAGGTGAAATTTTTCTAGAAAAAAATATGACTATAGGTTCTACCACTACTAAAGTTAAACTAAAAAGACTTCCAACAAAGATAACGAGAGTACAAGGTGTTACAGAAGATCAAAAAGGTTTTGATATTCTTCTTGCTCCTATATCTAAGGATGCAGAAAAAATTTCTGATACCTTTACTATATCAGAAAATGAAATAACAGTTAATACACGTTTAAGAAAATATGAAGAATTATATGTTACTTATATTATTAACTCTACGTATGATCCAAATTATAAGTCTGCATAAACTGTATAAATACAATTATATTATATTAAAAAGGAATCCATATTATGGGAAAGAAAAAATCAAGGTCAGGTGAAGTATCGAATGGTGAAAGACGTAATGTTTCAGCATGGAGTGTTAAATCTGGTCGTAAGAATACGAGTGAATTAGATCGTGCTATGAACCAACTTAAAGCATTTAACTCTGGTAAAAATGTTATGTTAACAATACCTAACCCAGTTAAGAGTGAAAGTAACAAACCATTCATTCGTGTAAACGCTAAAGAAAAATGGAGAAATGATAAGTTTATAATGAAACAAACTTCATAGTTATCCTTATAAATAAACGTAACAGGAGTCCAACTTAATGGCTACACCAACCGCACATAGAGATGCACAAGGTCAGAATGACATAGATCGTAATGTGCGGCAGTATAGAGATTTAGATTTGTTTTTTGCAAAGACACAATCTTCGAAGGATATTAGAAAAGTTACTGATATACAAGCTGTTAAACGGTCTGTTCGTAACCTTGTTTTACTAAATCATTATGAAAAACCTTTTCATCCAGAGATTGGTTCTGGTATTAGGGATATGTTATTTGAAAATATGAGTAATATGACAGCCTTCATTCTTGCAAAGAAGATAGAAGATGTTATAGAAAATTTTGAACCAAGGGTTAGACTTATTGGTGTTCGTGCTGACCCTAACTTAGATCGTAATGAATATGAAGTGACAATAGAGTTCTTTGTTGTTAATACACCTACAGAGCTCGTTGACTTAACGGTATTTCTAGAGGTATTACGATAATGGCTACAAATAATAAAAGATTAGAGGTGACAGAATTTGATTTTGATGATGTAAAAGATAATCTCAAAACTTTCCTAGGCGCACAAACCGAATTTACTGACTATGATTTTGAAGGTTCTGGTATGAGTGCATTGTTAGATGTTCTTGCATATAACACTCACTACCTTGGTTTCAATGCAAATATGTTAGCAAACGAAATGTTTCTAGACAGTGCATCATTAAGATCAAGTATTGTTTCTCACGCAAAGACATTAGGTTATGTACCAACTTCTGCTCGTGCAGCAAAAGCAACAATAGATGTCACTCTTAATACTAATACAACTTCTGTAACAATGCCAGCTGGAACTGTTTTTACTACAACGGTGGATGATGTATCTTATCAATTCTCAACTATATCAGATGTAACAAAATCTAATACTGGAAATACTATTCCTTTTGTTGGTGTAGATATTTATGAGGGTTCGTTTATAACTACACGTTACACAGTAGACTCTTCTGATGTTGATCAAAGGTTTCTTATAACAGACAATAGAGCAGACACTAGTACCTTGACAGTTAAAGTTCAAACATCATCTACAGATTCCACTACTAATACATTTACAGAAGCAACTGATATAACTCAAGTGGCTGCTGGAAGTAATGTTTACTTTCTACAAGAAGTTGAAGCTGGATTATTTGAAATATATTTTGGTGATGGTATTATTGGTACTGCTCTTTCTGATGACAATATTGTTATACTTACATATGTCGTATCTAATAAATCTGCAGCTAACGGAGCTTCACTTTTTACCAATTCTGCGGCAATCGCAAGTGTTACAGATATATCAGTTGCAACGGCAGCTGCGTCAACTGCTGGTGCTGAACCAGAAAGTCTTTCATCCATAAAGTATAATGCTCCTTTGGATTTTGCTTCTCAAGGTCGTTGTGTTACATCAGAGGATTATAAAGTTTTTGCAAGAAAGTTTTTCCCCAACACACAATCTGTTCAAGTCTTTGGTGGAGAGGCTGGTTCTTTTGATACAAGTCTTGGCGTTATAGATACTCCCGAATATGGAAAAGTTTTTATATCAATAAAATCTACAACAGGTAATAGTTTAACTGCAACTGAAAAATCACAATTAGTTACTGACCTTGCACCATTCACGGTTGCATCCATAACTCCAGTTATTGTTGATGTTCAAACTACAAAACTTATTTTACAGGTAGTTTTTAAATTTGATTCTAGTAAGACAACTAAAGATGTAACTTCTATAGAATCTGAAATTTCTTCTACTTTAGTAAATTTTAATACAGATACTTTAGGTCAGTTTGAAGGTGGTTTCAGACATTCAAAAGTAACAGGTCTTATAGATGATACTGATACTTCTATAACAGGAAATATTACTAAAGTAATAATGGCTCATGATTTAACACCAACAATAGGCACTGCTACATCATATACCATACAATTTAATAATAAGATTTTTAATCCACATGATGGCCACAATAAAACAGATGGTGGTGTGGTATCTTCTACTGGATTTAATATTAATGGAGATACAATTAATGAAATGTTCTTTGATGATGATGGTAGTGGAATTTTAAGACTTTACTATCTGGTTGCTGGTGTTCGTGTATATCAAGACTCAACAGCTGGAACAATAGATTATACCACTGGTAAGATTGTTATTGCCAGTATTAATATTATTACAATATCAAATGTTGATGGTGCTGCTTCTAGTATTATTAGAATAACAACAACTCCAGATTCAAATGATGTTATTCCAGTT